TTGCACCTGATTTGATAAGAAAAAAATTATATGCAAAGCTTTTTGCATATAATTTACAAGACGTTCGGCTAACAAGATATTTATATGAATACGTTATCAGACATGGTTATGTGGTAGATAAAAACAAAAACACTATTATATTGAATCTGTAAGTAGATATCAGTAATATTTTTTTTTTGGCATCCCACTGCTGTGGTTTGTTTCAAATGTTTATCTGTCCGTTTTTGCCTAATATTATTTTTGAAAATTGATAGACTTTTTCATTTTCTCTTTGTTTTTTTATGTCTTCTTTCTTTTTTGCAATTTGATTATTTATCCGCTTTAACACTGTCTTTAGTAATAAATAGCCTTTTTTCTTATCTACTTTATATTTGTACTTTATAAATAATAATTTCTCTATCTTATTATCTATCATTCCAACTAAATCAATACGTCCATTTACAAACATAAGCATCAAAACTGTATCTCGAATATAGGTTATCGCGTAGTTGAAAAGAAAACTGGTGCTTAGAAAGACAACTATTAATGCATTCTTTTCATCGAACTCATTATAAGATGTCCAGTACTTTGTTTTTAAGACGTCATTCATTACTACAAGACCAATTACGCCAAAAATGGCTAAAATAATTGTTTCTTTCTGATTTTTTTGTAAAAGAACATTCTTCTTTTTTTTTAACGACAATATAAAAAAACAAGCAAATAATATTAACACTCTGCCAAATATCCCATAATTCAATATTATCAGTCCTATAACAGGGAACAATTGCCATTCAAACAGCGACAGCCCCTTGATTGTTGGTATTGAAATTATTGAAATTACTAACCCTGTTACTGAAACCAGACCTGTAATAATTTTTTGCAGTAAATTTTCTGGAATTATAATGCCATGTAATCGTTGATTAAGATAATGTCCCTCTGTTATTATCATAATGAAAAATGAAACAAAACAGCATAAAGACACAAATCCTGTGTAATGAGTGACAAACATATATGAAATCCTGCCTTTTTTAATTCAATTCATTAATTAAATTCATACTGATGCTATAAATCATATTATTGACGATATTGATTTTATATCCACCATATATCAAGCATTCTTTTTCAACAAAGTTATTGCCAATCGGCAAATTAATAAGAAAAGACTCTGTACCATTCAACAGGACATCCTGATAAAACTGTTCAAAAATACCTACCTGATTGCTCTTCAAAGTCGTTTTAACCTCATAAGAGTAAACGCCTCCCTTAAATAATCTTTTAATTATCGGAAGTCCTTTTTCAACTTCCGCATATTCATTATACGGCGTGTAATCATAAGATAATATTAATACATTTGGCAACTCCGTAGGATAACATTTCATTTTTAGACCTCTTTAATAATGAAGTAAACAGTTATTTAATTGCATCTTACTAGTTGATACGTCTGTTATATCGTCGAAACCATCAACATATTGCCATAGTAATTTCCTATGATTGTAACAGCTGTTAATATGTTCATTACTATTACAATGTCCTGAATATTCATAAAACAATACAAAAGATAGAATTTTACTTTCTGCTTTTATTTCCATTGTATATGTTCGTTTTAGCATGCATACCATATCATATTCTTTTGTTATATTTCCGTCTATAGTCGTTACCTCAAAAAGGAGTTTTCCCATAAAAGGTAAATGCTCTGTTCGTTGCCCTATTATGTTATATCCACCGTAGCCAGCATTGAAATCATATACAGACATGGCCCTATCACATATCATTGTACATTCAAGACTAATTTTATTTATATCCTCAGAAACATAATTCGAAAGATAAATAGTTCCGCTATCAAAATCTTGCATCCATACCTGACTGCTTGAATCTCTAATCATATATTCAGGGGGATAAGGTTCATACTTATAATAGCACGCCTCTATTGTTTTTGTGCGCGAAAACTCTAGATCAAGATTAATCCTTTCTATATTTGGGCCTGGAATGACAATTTCAGGCAATGTTCTGCCATCATGAATATGATATACACTATCTGAATATCCGACACCGTTTATTGACATAGTGCCATTGATATTCTGCTTTGTACCTACACATAGAAATGATAGCTGTTTACTTTTATCGTAAATAAAAACGCCAGAATAGTAAACATTCTCAAGCAATTGTACAGACGTATTCAGTTGAAAATTATTACTATCTACCCTTGTTATTTCATAATCACCATGATATTTTCCTTCATCGTCTGTATATGCAAATAAAAAAGAATTATATTCATTTTCAACAGGATATTTTGTAGTAATTATATTTTCTTCACAATTATAAATTATGAACGATATACTTTCAATTGAATCATCCCAGGCATAATGTATTGACAACCTGTCGCCATACACAGGATAAAACCCTGCATTTGGAACCTCAAAAGAAATTTGGTAATTTCTATATAATTTCTCTGCCAATAGAAACATCCCCAATCGCCAGGCCAACAATCGGTCTGTACATCCTGCAAACCGTACCCGCAATGGATTGCAACTATCACCAATTGCGCATAGTACTTCGTCAATTTTCCACGTTTCGTTGTCAATATATTCTGCGATAATGGAATCAATTTTATTTTCAAAACTATATGAAATATTGACAGATCCCTTTGTTACTTGTTCTGGTTTGAAATGATATTGATTGACCTTCTCTTCATTATCATCGACAACTGTAAGAGTCGTTCCCATTATTATTGGAACCGCTCTTGCTATCTTCAGAATTTCAACAAACAACGACCAATAACTTTTGACCTGTCTATGATAAGCATTGTACGCATATCCTTTCAAGTCTAATTCTCCCGCTAAAAGATACAATGTATTCAAATCAATTTCAGTATCGTCTAGTATTTGCCTTGCAATATAAAGCATAGACCAAATAGGAGAATTTGTTGATTGTATTGTCCAGCCGGTTTCTGGATGCCATACTGGCAATTTCCGAATGGCACGCACGTTGAAACGACTGATATCAATATTATCGAATCCATGTTCTGTTATTTTTGTGAAAATTACCGTTGAATCAGGATACACACGGTATGAATTGCAGTGCAATAAGCATGATCGCCATATGCATGTATCAACAATATACATATTATCATGGTCTTCTGTCAGCCTTTCAACTGATACCTGCAAAAAAGTACAATCAAGCACATAGAATTTATATGACTGCAAAAATCGATTACGATTTCTTTTTGTTATTGTTAATTCATCAATATTACTGGCAATAATATTTTTATTCTCATCAAGCCTATCGTATGTTACCCTAATCGTAATGCTCCTGTTCTCAAGATCACCATTTGTTTGGTCTACACTATACAAGCCATTCGGAAACTCTATATCATATTGAACCATATATGGGCTAACATCATGCTTGTTCGCAATAAATGGGCCGGCCACATCGTTACATTTCAAAGAAATGTTTGCTACTTCAGAGACATAAACCACATTATCACATACCGGAATCGTTTCACCTGGCTTGTATTCTATGCACTCAATATCTATATCAACCGGCTGATAGTCTTCAATTTTAGTGTCATCAAAATACTTCTCTAATATTTCATATTCACCCAAACCGAGATTGTATAATAGATATATAATGTGCTTACTATTTTCTTGCTCATCACTCCATTCTTCATAAGGCATACATATCGTGTCAGGGTACACAAGAAAATTTCCCAGACCAAAAGGAATATCTCCAAAGGGTATACCCATTGAATTTGTTCTTTTTTCTGTATATGTCAGCTGGTCTCTATTTGCTGATTTTTCGTTTGCAACAGGCATATCATAAGGAAACAAGGAATTTATTAAGAAACTGCCCCCTACTGCGATCCCTGCACTAAGCGCCATACCTCCCCAAGACAAAACCCTTGCGCCATTTACTACAGTCGTAAAACCTAATGTAACAGGCATATATATTGCTGCCATCATCGTTGCAAACGATAGTATTGTTTGCATAACATTATCATTCGCAGGAACAAATATAATATCAACCACATTGCCTTGATTCAAATAGATAGTCCGCCATTCTTTTTGTAGGAATACACGCCCATTAACCTGCACAATAAACCGCTCCAACCGCCTATCTCCAGACAAAAGTCCCATCTCTGTTAAAAGTACACACAAATATTTTTTATCTACACAAATCGTTTCTTTATCTAAGAAATTTATTTTATTGACAATATTCATATATTTCAACTTTACTAAATTTTAAATTGAATTTTGTCAATTGTTCTACGCAACAACCGACCCGCGAACCATGCAAAACATTATAGCCAATTGACAACCCCACATGCCTTATACTTTTCCCATGATAAAAAACAAGCAAGTCATAATCTTTTCTCTGCACAAGATTCTTCTTTTTCCATTGTGATAAATCCGGTATTTCGGATAGAAAAATATTCAATCTTTCTTTATAGAAAGATCTGACAAACCACCAACAATTGTTGACAAACGACCATTCATATTTTAAGAGTTCCATACACCTGGATAGTACTCCCTTGTATATCTCTGCTTTGGATAAGATTCATTATGCAGATCATGCCATCTGCAAGTAATTGTCAAGTCAATACTACCTGAAATATCTACAACATATAATTTCATTGGTGTCGCCATAAGATTGCCGCTCGCATCAAAGGGGCGATAAGTAACATATACAACACTATTTGTTAATGTTTCTAATAAACTAGCAAATAGTAAACCCGCTAAATTAACGCATTTGATTTTCAATTGTGGAATGGATTTCTCATCAACCTGATAAGCTGCGATATCAAAAGATATCGGATCAAAAGTTGTATCAACTTCATCAATACTAACTGTGATAGGCTTATATCCATTAACAAAACGATAGATGTTTTCATTAATTTCAAGCTCTATTGTATGCGATATAACCACTTCATGATCACAACTTGCAATTGCTTCTTGATATGCCTTTTCTATATGGTTCATATATTTTGTTGCCAATCTGTTTCTGAACCGTTATTATGATACCCATCCCAGGGCGGGTTCGTTATAAAATTTCCATCATAATCAATATTTTTTCCTGGTATCGCGGGAATTCTACAATCACCTTCCATCGTGAACCCATGAAATAAATTATAATGCAGAAAATTCTGCTTATCCCACTCTACTGAAGACGACAATACTTTCCCAGTTTCAATTTCAATATTCTTGTCTATTAAAGTCTCTGAATCGTTGTTGTTAATGCCATCCCAAGAAGGATTTAGTAACGGACCACCTGCTGCATCTGCTGATACGTCTGTTAGAGCTGGTATTCTGATGTTTACTGGTGAGCCATTGACTGTGCCATTGTTACTATTGCCACTTTGGTCAGCCCAATCTGCGTCAGTGTTCCCATAGCCATTAACATGAAAAATAACTTCACTTGTTAAATCATTAGTTATTTTCATATTCCAGATTTGTCCGTTAAAAAAACGACTATTATTAGTTGTATATGAACCGATAGAAGCACCATAATCAGTAGACCCAGCAGGACGAATATAAATACCAGTAAGAATGTCATTATCAAAATTTTGTGCTTTCTTAATTCCATTAACCCAAAGCGTCAGCCCTTTATCATCTGAATTTGAATCAGAAACATGCTTAAATTCTAAAAACAAGACATCAGTTGTACTTGTATATGTTTCAGTAGTTACAACATTACAAACAGCGGTATTGTGGTCTAAAAACGCTCCTTTAATAGTGTTATCTGCTAAAAAGTTTAGTCCATAAAAACTAGGATATCCAGACGACAAAGCCGAAAACATATTCATCTCAGCCCCAATAACCCCTCTCTTAACATAATATGAAATAGTAAAATCTTTATTTACTGTTAATGATATAGCATATTGAATTTCATCATCACTACCATCAAAATACATTAGCTTTGAGTGTCCCTCTAAAAGATTATAGTGAAAGTTGTCTTGTTTAGTTCCCCAGAAAGTGGCAAGGGTAGCGCCCGTGATTGTACCGTGATTGTCGTTTCCTGAAACATCGTAGGCTGTTGCCCCAGCTCCTTCTGAAAAAGGAATGTGAAGAATTTCCTCACCTGTTAAATCGTTTGTAACTTTAAAATCTGCGATACTTCCACTAAAATGGACTGTTTTATTGTAGTCATAATTTCCAATTGTTGGATATGAAGTTGATGAAGTATCAGGTAAAAGTGCTGTTACATCGTTTATTGATAAAGCATAATCGCCACCATTGACTCTTACGAAGTTTTTACCAGAAGTACCAAGGCTTGATGAATGCCCAGCCTCTACAAAAATCCAGCCATCGGCAGTAGTGTATGTATCAGTTGTTATTGCGTAATCATCTCCTCCACCGCCACCCCAACCAGAAAATTTAAGCGTATTATCAGCGTTGAATGTAACTCCGTAAAACATCCCCCCATCACTTTCTGACCTTGAATGAGAAGCGATAGTTTCAACTGTGTTATTTCTTCCTCTCTTGACCCACATTGAAATTGTGAAATCTTTTTTAGGACAATAGTAACCTGCTAATTGAACATAATCATTAGTCCCATTAAAAGTAGCACAATTAGAATTAGATAAAGTGTACTTTTCTTTAAGCCCAATACTATGTACTACATTACGACTAAATTGGCAATCAGCTTGCCAAAAAGTAGGCGCTGGCTCAAATGTTTCGCTATGTTTATTTTTTCCAGAAGAATCCAAAAGTCGTGTACCTGAGTTATCAAATTTATATATTCCTACCGCTCCTGCTATCTCTAAGTCATTATACAATTTATATATTTCAACTAAATTTAGAACTCTATTGTAAATGAACAAGCCTCTTATTCTAT